TACCACATGTCCATATGTTTACTTGCACTTCATCTAGGTCATCCACCGTGTCGGGTAAGTCAATTCCTACTTCTTTTGCGTACTCTGCATCCATCATTCCCCAGTATTCAAGAACTTCAAAGCTACTGTTGACATCTTCGTCACTTCTAGCATCATCCTTTAACTGGCTTTCAAAATCTTTCTCTACGTAATTAGCACCCATTTGAATAGAGTTACGTATTGCATCATCGTCAAAGTAAGGCATATTACGTAACTGTCTTAACTGACTTCTATTCATTTTATGTCTATGAATAATATATTCACATTCATCCATGTTAGTTGCATTAGGGTCAGGATAAAAATCCCAACAACTAACAAATTCTATTCTAGGAACTCTAACTTCTAAAGGATTATAATTTCTATTTCCTTCTTCATCTACGTCCCACTTGTGTAATTTTTTATTAAAGTTAAATGGTCCTTTTACAATACCTGTTCCTAACAGAGCAGATTCTAAAAGAGCATTTCTTATTTCTGCGTTTCCGTTTGACTCATCTATTTGGTCGTGGATAAGTTTTTCCATTCTTCTTGCAGCTCTTTGTGCAGGAGACATTTCAATCTTTTGTGGGTCAGGGCTTGTACCATCAACTAGTATACCAGCTTCTTTTGCTTTGTCTTCTAAGCTATCTTCAAACATTCCATTATAGAAAGTAGCTCCAGGTTTTAAAGTCTTGCCGTCTCCTTCATAACCTATGTCATAAGGATTAAACTCATCATCTATGTTATTACCTATGTTTTCTTCTGTACTTGTTGAAGACTCTATACTAGGTGTTGGATTAGAAGCATCAAGATGTGCAAAATCTGTTTCGCCTTCAGGTACTTTAGTTTCAGAAATTCCTATCGGAAATTTCCCTGTGCCAAAAATAACATCAACTAACTGTCCGAAGGCAGCTAGTACTTTAGTCTTAGTAACTTTTACAAATACTCTAGACTTTTCTGACTCTCTAAACTTAACGCCTTTAGCATAAAGACCTCTGTAGTTTTCGTAAGCCTTTAACCATCTCTTTTCATCTGTTTGTCTAGCGTCTTCAGCTTGAGCATACCTACTTTTAATAATTCCAATAAGATTTCTTTGTTGGTCTTCTTCTAAAGTTAATTGTACTCCAGCTTCGCCTTCTACTTCTTCATAAAGATTATCAGCGTTTAGGAATGTATTTTCTTCTACCATATATTAATAACCAAATGTTGAATCAATGGGTCTATAGATTTCTCTTTTTAAACCTCTCATTCTTTCTAATGGGCTTTCCATTCTAGGTCTGCTCATTATCATATAACGTAACGCATCGTATGCGTGGTCTGAAGCATGTGTATCTACATCTTCAGGGTTACTCTTAGACAACGGTATAGACTGTAATTCTCTTATTAAGTTAGGACATGTATTAAATATCTGTAACTTAGGTCTTCCATTTTCTCTAACCTTTAAGTACTCATGTAATTGTACTTTACCTTGTATTCTGTTCTTATCAGCTCGTCTTAATTTATGACCAGCTCTTACTAAACTTTCTCCAACAGTCGGTCCTGTTGTTCCTGTATTTGCCCATGCTGCGGTGTCTAAAACACCATTAACAGAGAAGGGGTCTTCTGCTTCCATATCTGTTATTATACTGCCCAATTCTTCACCTGTCAAGCCTTTTCTGTATAATTCTCTATATATTATTAAAGTTCCATCGTTCATGTCCATTATACCCCACAAACAACATGACTCTGATGCATAACCATAATCGATTCCTTTTACTCTCTCCCAGTGTACTGGCAGTGCAAAAGGTGTTATAACATGTTTTAAAGGTTCAAACTCTGTAAAGGCTGCTCCTTCTGCAACGTCCCAATTACCTTCTAGTAATTGTTGTCTTTGTGTAGGTGGTAAAGACTTAAGCATCTGTTCATACACACCGTCTGCATCTAGATAAGGGTTATCTGATAGTTTAGCAGGTATAAACTTTCTTGTTAAACCATCTTTACCCTCGAAACTTTTATTATGTTCTTGAGGTTCTATGTACCTTTTCTTTACCCAATGAGAACCAACACCACCGGGGTTAGCAGTACAGCGTAGGTATGTTTGTATTTCTGGGTCAGTAGTACGTAGCCTTGAAGCAAGATAGTTCCATGAGAACTCTGTAGGTAAATGAGTTATCTCATCAAACCCTATCCAACTATATGCTTGTCCTTGATATCTGTATACGTCTGCGTCTCTTTCAAGGAAACCAAAATGTACTTGAGCTCCACTAGGGAAGTTCCAAAGCTTTTCAACTTCTTTAAACTTAGCACCGGGAAATGCTTGAGGGTATAACTCACGAGACTTATCAATCATCTCTCTGAGTTCTGGCATAGAACGTCTAAGGATTAGAGCTCTATGAGCTTTCTTGTGTGCATATCTTAATGGGTCAACCAACATGGCGTAGGACTTTCCTCCACCAGCAGCTCCACCGTAGAGTACATCTTTCTCACCAGCAGCAAGAAAGTCTGTCTGTGGTCCATCGTTAGGATGAAAGATTACTTTTGATTCTTTTAATATCTCTAGCATGGAAGGAGATAGTTGTTCTAGTTCTGTGTCTGTTACAATCTTAGATGTAGTTTTTTCTGTAGCTTTTTTGAGAACCTCATGTTCTATTGCTATCTTATTTTCTTTATAAGCTACTTTCTTTTTAACTTTAGCTAATTCTTTTTTATCTCTAGCTAGTTGTTGTTTTCTTTTTTGTTCAGGTGAATACTGATATTTGTTTGATGAAGCTGGTTGCTTCTTTATAATTTTAGAAAGCCCTGCGTGACTTAGCTTTCTTCCTGTCTCTTCACTTATAAGCTCTGCTGCTTTTCTTAAAGAGTACTCTTCTTGTTCTACTGATTTTATATACGCATGTAAAACATCTAACTCAGACTGTATAGGAGCTAAGTACCCTTCTATTTCGCTTAACTTGTAGCCAAACGGAATTGTAGCACTTTTCTTTTTTATATAGCCTTCTTGCACTTATCTTTTCTTGCCTTTATGTAAACCGTGTTGTGCGTGTTGTTTACCTTGTTTAGTAGCTGCTCTTTTTTTAGCATTAGCTGCTGCTAGTTTTTTCTTACCTGCTGTAGTAGACTTAAGCTTTGTCATAGTCTTAGCAGGTGCATAGACCTCACCAGTTTTAGCAGACGGTTTACCACTGGCAGTTGTCCAGTTTTGTTTTGTCCAAGTATCAAGACTTGTCTGAGACTTTCTTTTTCTTGTTTGTGGTTTTTTTGTTATTGCCATTAGTCATTGGTCCACTTGTTGAAGTAACTTTTGTTCTGGTTTCTTTCTTTGGTTTAATAGGTGTTAAAGATTTTTTAAACATCTTTGCATAACACTTCTTTATTTTATTCATATATTCTTGTATCATTATTTATAGCCGCCTCCAGCAGCTTTATATTTCTTTGCTAAGAGCTGGGCTTTTCGAGCAGACCATTGACCGGCTTTACCTCCAGAGGTACCCCGTTTGACTAGCTCGAAAAGTCTCTTACGCAAAGATGGCTTGGTATAATTACCAGCACTGTTTACGGTTGATTTACTTTTCTTCTTCTTTGTTGCTATTTTTCTTACCAAAAATTACATCCCAGTTATCTCTATATTGTTTTGTATAAACACCGGGTCTAGGATTAGCACCCTTACCACCATCGGTCTTTTTATATATAGGTGACTTGAATGTCATAGGTTTTTCTTCACTGCCTATTTGTTTTCCCACTTTACCACTTAACCTTGTCAGCCCAGTAAGCTGCAGACATCTTTCCTTTAGAAATGTTCTTGCCGTGTCTAGCTTTAAAAGACTTACGTTTAGCTTTCATCTTATCTGATTCTCCTGCTTTAGGTTTCCCTGCAGTAGAAGCTCCTTGTTCTCCAAACCTAATCATCTTAATAGTGCTGCCTTCTTTTGCTAACACTACATGAGACTTGGTTGGATGTTTAGGAGTTCTTTTAGGTTTATTATAACCTGAAAAGGTTTCTCCTCTATATTCAACAGTCATCTTTAGTCCTCATATTCAGCATCAATAGTTTCTACATCTATTATTTGCTTTTCTGGTAGTATAAAAATACCACCTGTTACATTGTGATTTACTTCTAATCTTTCTTTTTTACCTAGACCAACTCTATCAAGTATAGTCTGTGCTGCTTGTAGCTTTATATTAGCTTGAGGTATAGGCTTGTTGCTCTGTAAAACCTCCACTAGTTTAAAGGCAGCTGTAGGAGCTTCCCTTGCAAGTACATCTGAGGCTAAATCTACTATTTCATGTTTAAGGGATTGTATAACCTGATAGTGATTGCCCGAATAACCTGCAAGTTCCGCTGACAGTTTAAGGTTTCCTTTAGTTTCTATAAGATTATTAAGGAAGTTCTCTTGTTTTTCTGTTAGTTTTCTTTTTGTAGCTAATGATGACATGTAACTATTATAGAGTTTTATATAGCTTTTGTCAACCCCTTATAAAATATATTCCAATACCCTTGACAAAACATGAAATACTGTCTATAATAACATTAAGTGTGCCGGGGTTGAATACCTATCATCCACCCATACTTTCTAGAATATATCAAGCCCTATTAAACCCGAACAAACATTTTTGAGCCCGAACAAACCTTTCTGGTATCCACTCGTTTTTCCTGAAAATGTAGATGATTTAGTATATATATACGGGTGGGGGGGTGGTGGTCTTGCCTCCCCCTAAACTCTAAAGAGTTTAATAGATTTGAGATGTTGTTCCCTACTTCAAGTCTTAAACGACTTGAAAACTCTTAAGAACTTACCAAAATTTACCGAGAATAAACTCAAAGAGTTTACCAAGCTATGAAGTTACCAAGATTTTCAGAGAAAATAGGTGTGTGTTTTATAACTCTACAAACTCTACAGAGTTTACCAGTTTATACAGCATTCTAAAGCCTCTCACAGCATTTTTAAGCAAAGCTTAGACTCACTACGCCTACATGTAAACACATACCTGTAAAGACTCTTAGGAGTCCATCCGTGCGTCAACAAGCTTGGGTGTTTCCGTAGGACAAATCTATGATTTGAGTGCCGAAACAATGTATGTGTATGTATTGGAGACTTTGAAAGTCTCTACAGGTGTTGAAGTCTTTTAAAGACTTTAAGGAATTACAGACCAAAAAAAAGCCCCGAAGGGCTTTAGTGAGTAGCTATGCTACTTAGCTTACAAGCTTCTTGTAAGAACGAATAGCCTTTAGGGTAGTTAAAGGTAAACCTTTAAGTCCTTTAAGAGTATCCACTTCCCCTTGAAGCAAGGGATTAGTCGTACAGTTCAGTCTCTGAACGTAATGACCATGAACCGTTCCCCATTTGATGTCCTTCGGACAACCCTTAGCTTTGCTAAAGTACGAAGCTAACATTCTGACCATAGGGTAAGAAGCTTTAGCTTTAGGGTCTTTCACTACAAATTTATTTGTAGTAGTTTCAGTATTCACAACAGTTTTAGCAGATTTTGCCATAATATTTTCCTAGACTCTAGAGTCTATTAAGCAACTCGATATTGAATTGCCGAAACATTGTACTCATACCCTCTGAAAATTGTCAACACCTTTCTTATGTGCGTTAACACGCATGAAGAAAGTAAAATCTCTCAAATCCCTGTCAAAAATCAGCACCAGCACCCCTAAAATCTACAAAGTCGTTTAAGACTTTGATTTCCCTGCGTAAGAATTTACACGCATCATGATTACGTATAATCCACACATACGCCTGAAAAGTTTATATCTGAAATTGTAATGGAACTGCGAAACCTTTACGCATGTAGGCGTGTAAAGTTTATGTATAAACATCATGTAAAGTTTATTTACAGGTGTGTGTGTAAACTGTTTACGTTTATGGTTTACCTGTGTGTTTCACTTGACAAATCAAAAATCAATCCTTAAACTTGTTGGGGCAAATCGGCAATCAAGCTGTTTTGCAAACCGAACTTTTGAGTTCAGGAAAATGTATGGAAAATCTAATCGAAAATGTATCAGAAAAGCGTATGGAAAGGCTAACAAATCCTCAGATGTCAGACCACTACCAAACTTTATTCTTTGGCAAGTATGGGACGAGACTTTATGAAGTAAAAGTAGGCAGAAAATGGGTAACCATGAAATCAAATAACCACAAAGCAAGGCTTCCTTTACATAAATTCAGAGATTTAGCCTTCCTTGAGTGGAGAAAAACTGCTATGACCGAAGCTTCTACCAAAGGTTATAACGAAACAGGTACTTATCATAAGGCAAAAGGATGGTGGAAAGCTTATGGATTTACTAGTAACCCTCAAGACTTTAACTATAACCCAAGCCGTTTGGCTTGGTAGGGAGATATTATGGATTATTATATATGTGATATTTGCATAGAACAAACTAAAATCTATAGTAAATTTGAAACTCAATGTCCTGAAACAGGCTACATAGATAAGTTTATTGTCTGTACAGAGTGTGAAAAAGAAAATGATACCTATAAAGTTTGGGATGGGGAGAAAATATTATGAGTAATTTAGAAATATTTAGTTGGTTTATTTTAAAACCTTTAGCTTTACTTGTTTATATTATTGCATGGAATTTAATATAAACTGTTTACATTTACATTTATGTGACGTGTTTCAGTTGACAGACCGATTTGGATTTGCTAATCTGATTGGGCAATGTCAACTGTGGCACTGATTTTTTTAACTACTGCTTTAAATAGCAAGGAAATATTATGGCTAAAGCCAAACAACAAAACGACGAAGAACTATATTACTCAGACTTTGAGAGCCTTGAGGTTCGTATTGACGAAAATCAAGAAGGCTTAGAGCTTATGGATTGTTCTGATGAAGCTCTCGAAGAAAGAGATTATTTAGATACTATGGAATTTTGCATGGACTTAGATGCAAATGATTTGATTGATGATGATAAATTTAACTTCATGGAGGTCTAACTATGAAAAGAAAATGTGAAAATCCTAATGGATTACAAAATATGCAAACAATTGCAGACGCTAAAACGATAACTTATGTTAAGTTTAATAGCTTGGAGAAGGCTAAAAGACACCTTAAATCAGAGGGTTACAGGTTTCGTGAAGCCTTTAATCTCAGAGAGGATAGGTCTATGATGTATCAAGGCAGACGAGGTTGGGTAAAGGTTTTCTCTACCTTTGATTTTTTAAACAAGACATCTATGGAACAGGGAACTGTTTGGAACATAGTAAAAATATA